GTCTCTATGTAAACACGCAAGAGCCTCTCGCTTTCACGAGAGGCTCTAGAAGTAATAAGGATCGGTGTTACGCTGCTGTGATCTTCTCGCAGGCGTTGGTGTTAATGATCGCTTCGTCTACGCTATTAAAGACGCGAAGGACATCGCTCTTAATAGGCTCGTCGCGATAAGACTCTGCGCTAAATACGCCTCCGTCTGGAGTGTAAGCGAGAGTGCGACCGAAGCCGCCATTTGCGAAGTCGCCGCCGCCTACTTGACCTACGAAGTAAGTCGAGTCGGACCAGATCTTAGTGCGAGATGCTGCTTTACCCTTAGCTGCGCTGTTGTAGCGAGTTGGGCAAAGGATGATTTGATTCACGCCGAGAGCGTCGAGGATAACTTGGCGGTTTGTATATTGTCCGTTACCATTGAAGATACCGCGAACGTCGACAGTGTTAATCATCTCATTAAATAGAGATGTCTCGATGATAAGAGCTAGGCTATCATAGAAGCCGTTTCCGTTAAGACGCTCGACTGCGTTCTGAATCGAGCTAATTGGTTTAGCTGCGTCAGCGTCGGACATCGCGCCGCCTGTTTGAGCAGTCGCGTTAAACGCTGCGCCATTGATTGCAGAAGCTACGCGGAGTTCGTGGCCTACCATGATATCGCGCTGAAGCTTCTGAGCGATAGCTGCTGCCGAATCGGATACGCCGTCGTCACTCGCTTTTGTCAGATCTTCGTCAGGGAGGAGACCTTCCAGAGCGTATTGCTTGCAGGAGTAGTCTTGCTGTCCGTAAGCGAAGTCACGACGAGCGAAAGAAGAACCAGCAGCGCGAGCTACCGATGCGTTAAGATCGAACTGATCGTCGCCGAAGACTGGATACTGACCTGTCTTGGTTGTGACGTCACGGACGGGGAGGATTTGAGTTCCGACGAATTTGTTCTCGCCGATCTTGTTAAGTGCCTCTGAGAGGACAGGATTAAATGTTGCTGAAGTATATAAGCTCATAATATATTGTAGTTAATTGATTAGTAGATTGTAGCGACTTCGATGACGTCGCCGTCCGCAGTCGCTGCTGTTAGAGTGATTCCGACTAAGTCGCCTGCGCCGCCTGCTGCTGCAAGCTTGCCGCCTGCATCGCCGAAGACTTTGTCGCCGATTGCGAGTGCTTCAGAAGCGATGCCGTAGCTAGTGCCTCCGCCGTGAGAGAGAGAGACCGAAACAGATTCGCCAGAAGCTGCAGGAGCGATAGTAAAGCCGATCTTAGCTTCCGATGCTGTTGACGTAGCTTTAATGACGGTTCCGTTAGATTCGACTTTTACGAGCAGATAGGCATCTAGTGCTTCGCCTGCTACGAAAGATCGAGAGTTATTTTTAACAGTTGTTGCTGACATAATAGTTTTAGTTTGGATTAATTAGGATATGCGATAACCTCGATAACGTCGCCATCTGCAGTTGCTGCAGAAACAGCTAGACCAACTCGCTGCGGTCCAGCTCCACTAGCGGAGACTTTGCCTCCAGCCGCAGAGTAAATGACTTCGCCGATAGCGACTGCGCCGTCTGCGATTGCGTAGCTAGTGCCGCCACCAACTACGAGAGAGATAGTAGCTGCTTCGCCAGAAGCGGCAGGAGCGACGGTGTATCCGATTTGAGTGCTTACGCTAGTTTCCGAGGCTTTAGTTACTGAGCCGTCAGACTCAATATCGACAAGCATATAGGCATCGAGTGCCTCGCCTGCTACGAAAGTGCGGGTATTGTTTTTAACAGTTGTTGCTGACATGATAATTATAATTTAGTGATTAGAGCTTGAAGATTTCGGGGCGATCTTTGCCGAGGCGAAGAGTCGCTGCGAACTCTGAGATATTGTTTTTCTTAGCGAACTCGGAGATGACTTTAGAGCGACTAGCTTTACTAGGCTCGTAGACTTCGTCTCCTGTAGGAGCATCGACTAGATCGGATCCTTCGATAAGCTTCTCGAGCGTATGAAGCTTCGACGAGAGAGAGGATAGTTTAGCTTCCATCTCTTTTTCCTTGTCGCTCTTCTCTTCTAACTCTTCGTCTTTTTCGGAGAGATCTCCTTCTTTTTCTTCGAGCTTTGCTTTAAGCTCTTCGATCTTCTCGAGCTTGGATTCGATATCCTTTTTAAGTTCTTCGATCTCTTCTTCCATAGAGAGATCTTCGGAGTCCTCTTCGAGTTCCTCTTCGGAGTCTTCTTCGAGTTCCTCCTTAGAGTCCTCGATAACTTCCTCTTCGGAGTCTTCGACGACTTCTACGACTTCTTCTTCTACGAGAGAGTCCTCTTCCTTTTCTTCATCTTCTTTTAAGGAGAGTCTTAGCTCTTCTAGTAGAGCTTCGGATTCTGTTACGCTTAGAGCGAGCGATTTATTCTGCTCCTCTAGTTCTTTATTAAGTTCAATAAGTTCGGCTTTGGTCATCTTAGTATTTAGTTTGGTGTCAATTTTAGAGAAGAGTCCGCGTTCGTTCGCGGCAGGACTATCGACGAAGTCTGCGCTAGATACTTCTTCTACGCGGATTGATGGATAATCAAATAATGAATCCTCTGGGGCTTCCTCGGAAGGAACGTCTCCGTCCTCCGTGGCCCATGCAGAAGTTGCAGAGAATACTATAGAGAGACCGAATCGATCGGGCATCTTCTCAGCCATCTCGAATAGTCTATTATATGTTCGAGAGTCGTCGTCTCGGAAGGATTCGAAAGCTTTAAAGTCTCCGACGAGTCGATCTCCTTCGATATTAAAGTTATCGAAGTATCCGATCTCGCGAGTAAGACGATCCTCGAAGATAGCCCCCGAGTGAGTTATGTAAGCAGGAAGACGAGTCCCGTCTAACTGATCGAGTAAAGTTTCTAAGGAACGACTATCGACGTAGAGATCGTGTCCCTTTGCTGGTCCTATAGATATTAAAGAGACGGATAACATAGATCCTATATCTTTATCTACTTTCGTCTCGAGGATACTAGAGACGCCGAATGATAATTTTTTAGACATACTATCCTTCTTTTTTTTGTCAATTTGCTCGAGCTTTCTATTGGCCCACTCTATTCCAGAGGTTCCTCCCCAAGCGTCCCACATTAGACCTCCGCAGCCTTCCGAGTAAGGAACGTCCTTACTTTTCTGATGTCTCTTAAAGGACGACATCCGAGCGATCGTATCTCTACTGATCTTCTCTCGCTTCGCTAACTGATTAGCTCGAGCCCAGCCTACAGGAGTTCCGCATTTATTATCAGGATTCTCGTCCTTATACTTTAAAGCTCGCTTCGCGTTATTCGTAGCGGATTCTGGGTAGTCGTTATAAGTCTCGGATAGTAGATCCTCCTCTGCGCTCTCTAGAGCAGCATTAGAAGCTTCTAGCTCGTCGCTAGATACTTCGTAGCTATTATCTACTAGAGAGCCTCCTATGCGCCTTAGAGCGTCTAGAACAGGATCCTTCTCGTTATTACTAGGAGTCTTCATTCGTTTGTGCGATTTTCCTAGCTTGTTCTTCCGATAGTCCGAAGACAGAGGTTAATATTGTTACTACTTGCTCCGCTCCGATAAGTCCTTCTCCTAAGTTCTTAACTAGCTCCGCGATCGCTGTTACTCCTCCAACTCCGATCTTAGTAATAAGCGGCTCCTCGACGACATCCTCCTCGTTCTCCGCGTCGTCTCTCTGAGCTTTAAACTGCTCCGCTGTAGTTAAGTCCGAGAAGTTCGCGCTCGCGCTTGTATTGTAGAAGTTAATTAGATCATACCAAGATCCTAAATTATACTCCTTAGCGATCTTCTTAGCTTGGCTTATGTTCTGAGCCTTTCGGACCATAACGTCCTCCGCCGTGTATCCGAACGGAGCCGTAATATCGTCGAGAGACATGGCGCCAGCTCGGAAGTATTCCATATCGGCTTTTACTTGTGCCGACTTATTGATCCATCTAAACGCAGGACGCTGCCAGCGAACTTTAAAAGGATTAACAGAATTAGATACGTCGATCTTCTCGGAAGCAATCTGCTGCGATAACCAGCGACGATAAAGACGATCCATTACTCGGATTAGATCCGACTGATAGCTCTCGACTGTCTGCTGATATTGCAAGACCACGCCCTGAGACGCGGAGAACGAGCTTCCTCCGATCTCCATTAAGAGGAACTCTAGAGGAATGCCGACCGCGCTTCCGACTTTGCGTAGGAGATAGCTTACCCATTCGATTCCGTCTACGTTCGGTCTTCCGTTCGCTCCGATAACGCTAATGTCCTCTCCAGGCTCTAAGTAGTGAAAGCGTCCAGGCTCGAACTCCTCTAGGTTTCCTAGAGCGTCCTGTTCACTTCCGTCTAGTCGATTCTGAAGCTCGAACTCGTAAGAGTTCTCTCGCTTTACTGCGACGGCGAGAGACGCGCTAACTTTAGCGGCCATCATCTCGACTCGATCGTATTCGTCGCAGTCCTGTAAAGTATTAACTACAGTAGCGAGTTCTGGGACTCCTCGATACTGATTAGGACGGATACGCTTTAGGAAAGGAATGAAGTCGCGAGCTGGGATAAGCTTAGTATCTCGGAGGGTTCCAGAGACTCGATTCCCTACGACGTATCCAGTCGGCTTTCCTATATTATCGATCTCGACTCCGTTCTGATAGTTCGAGTCCTCGCTAGAGGTAAATTCTCCGTTAGGGTTTCCGATTCGAGATCCGTCGATAAACTGAACCTGATCCTTGCCTACGATAAGACCGCAGTCTCCGTAGAACAGTAGAGAGTCGATCATCTGCTGTTGTAGCTCTCGCATATCGAGCATTCCGCTCGACTCTGGAGACTCGGCGAACTTGTGCCAAGCTTCGAGGATCTTCGCGTCCGTCTCTCCGTCTCCAGTAGATGGCTGTGGGAATATTCCTCGTCCTACTACGTCAGCCTTCCGTAGTCTAGATAGAGAAGCTACCACAGGATTATTCCTTCGGAACTCTAAGCAAGTAGAGACCAATCGATCTCTATCGTATTGGTTAAGCTCGACTTCCTCGGAGCGAATAGGAGTAACTCCTCTCTTAGCTCTATATCGAGTATTCTGAACTGCGTCATAACCTTGAAAGGCTCGGACGAATTGCTTTATCGCGAACGATACGCGACTAGGTTTTTTAGTGTTTTTATCCATTAAAGTTTCTAAGCGTAATCCTATTCTGACCTCTAGCTCCTAGAGTCCTATCCTTTAGCGCGATAAGCTTATCTAGCTTCTCTACTTGAGATATCAAATCTCCTACGTCCGCTAGAGAGAAGCTCTGATCTCCGATACTATAAGATGTAACTCCGTCCTCCGCTAGTTTCATAATAGCTAGAAGGAGCTTATCGCGGATCGCGATTAGCTGCGCTGTTGTAGTAGTAGATGCCATCGTAGAGAGACTCGCTGTCAATATGCAGACACAAAAAAGCCTCCCTGCTTTCGCAGGGAGGCTTCGAGTTTTATTCCTAGTAGATGTTCGCGATCATTTTCGCAGCAGCCTCTGCGACTGTAGGAGCGTCTCTTACGATGTCTCCGCAGATCGCCATATATTCTTTATCGTCGTCAAATTTCAAGACGTTAAAAGCGACGCTGCCGCTTTCGATAATGTTCCAGCATTCAAAGCTTAGCTCGTCGTTGCTTTGCTCAACGTCTTTCTCGATCGAGAACTTATAGCCGAGCATCTCGATCGATGTCTTGCTGCTTTTAAAAGTGATTGTTTCTGAAGTCCAGTTTTCTGATTTTGTAGTAGTAGTTTTCATGTCGTGTATTTTTAGTAGGTTAGATTCGAAGCGTTAATCGCTTCGATATGACAGATTAAGAACTACAGAATATAGGTCGTCAATGCCTATTTTCACTTTTTATTAACTTTTTTTTAGACGCGAAAAAGCCTGCTCAGACACGACTCCGAGCAGGCTTAACCTATCTAACACTTACACGTTTACTACTTAGAGACCGTAGGTCTCTTAAAGAATGCGAACTTAGAGTCGTCGTTCGACTTGCTGAAGGTTGCTTTAAAGCGAACGGCATCTCCGACTTGTGCCTCGCCTAGCTTGCTCGGAACTGATCCCCAGCAGCGTCGTCCGTCTGCGAGTTCGACGATCATCTTATAGGATCCTCCGAAGTCGTTGTCTTTCCATTTGAGGGAAAGGATGCTTCCCTCGACTTCCAGGCGACCGTCCTCCCAGTCTGCAGCGTCTACGAGCTTCGCTTCGCGCTCTGCTGCGAGAGCCTTCTTCTCGTCTGCCTGGCGAACTAACTTGCGAGCGAACGCGATCTGGCGACGAGAGAGGGAGAAGTATTTCGCGAGCTTGTTAAGCATATCCTCCAGGATCGCGTTCTTCTCTGCGTTCTGCTGCAGGAACTCTCCGACGATACGCCATCTCCAGCTCGCCTTCATGATTCCGCGAAGCAGTCCCTGCTGGATGCGATTCTCGCGATGAGCCTTTTGAATCTCGTCCGCAGTCGAGAAGGCGAGGCGATTAACGCAGATGTTACCGATTACGATTAGCTCGCCGCTAGTGTGGCGATAGAGAGATCCGCTCGAGAGACGCGAGCCGCAGTGAGTGCAGTGATCGCAGTCGTATCCGTTCGACTCGAGTTCGTCGTTATATCCTGCGTCGATAGGATCGTGAGCCTCGCCGTAGCTGCCGCTCTGAGGATCCATAACTTCGTTCTGGCGATGATCGAACTGATCGACGTAAGTGTAAGCCGAAGGCTCAAAGCCTCCTGCCAGGCGATGCTTTTTAATTTTAGAAGTAGTAGTCATGTCGTGTAGTTTTGAAGATTAAAGTTAGAGTGTAGGATGCTCTGCCCCGTAGAGAGTTAATCTTACATTCCTTCCAGAATGTCGGAGACTAGACCGAGCTTGAATGTCGAAAGAAAAGCGAGTCTCTCGTCTACGTTGCAGTCAGAAACTCCGTTCCTGTAGTGCTTACGAAGGGAGACGGATAAGGCTGGAGAAACTCTCTCGAACATTTTCAAGAGTGCCTCTATTTGCTGCACCTTATTGTAAAACTCCTCAGAGACGATGACGTCTGCGGATGGCATCGCTGCGCCGTGATTGTTTATAGTAAGAGCTTTTTGTGTAGTAGTAGTCATGTCGTGTAGTTTTGAAGATTAAAGTTAGAGTGTAGGATGCTCTGCCCCGTGTGAGATTTTATCGAGTGAGAGTAGAAACTTTAATACTCTCGAGAATGCATTCTAGTTGCTCGATCGCTTCGTCTGAATCATCCATCTCGTAGGAACCTAAGAGATCATTGCAGAAGAGCCATTTGTCTACTGTGCCTCGATATCCTAGGACGATCGCTTTTGTGATTTCAAATTGGAAGATTGTATTTGTAGTAGTCATGTCGTGTATTTTTTCTGGTTAGATTCGAAGCGTTTGTCGCTTCGATATGACAGATAAAGAACTACGGAATATAGGACGTCAATAGTTATTTTCTCATTTTCTTCTCTTTTTATTAGTCCTCTAGCTACGACCAATATCCTGTCGCGCTCTTAGTCCTAGTAGCTGGATTCTTCTTCGGCCTCTTAGTTTCCGCTTCCGCTAAGCTCTGATCTCTATCGATTCGAGCTATTCCGATAAACTTAGATAGAGCGCGAGCTAGGATCTCGCAGTCCCAGAGGTGGTCTCCTTTGCTACGCTTTAGCTTCTTAACTATTTTTATATGTCCGCTACGATCCGTCTCCTTAGTCCAGTAAGTCGAGAAGAGCTGATCATAGTATAGCTTAGGAGTATCCGTAAAAGTAAAGAAGCCCGAGATCTGCTTTGACCTCAATCGAGCCATGTCCTCCTCGTAGATACTTTTATTAACGTGAAGATAGCGGATCTTCGATCTACCGCCTCGTCCTTTAGTATCTCCCGTGAAAGGATCCTTCATCTGGAGACGATACGGCTGGTCACCTTGCAAGTTCTTCCATCCTCGAGATCCAAACCAACGAGAGCGACGACGGAAGACTTCCTCGTAGACTTCGGAAGTTCTATCTCCAGCGCAGTCGATTATAGCCGCGTGGCACTTGTTTTGGTCGTAAGCTAGATCTAGCTCCGAGAAGGAAGCGACTTGGCCGAAGTCTATTAAGTAGTTAGTTCCGTCTCGATCGAATCCTCGGACGACATACCAGAAGGAATCCGTCTGCGTATCGACTCCCATTATACGATACTCTCCTCGGAGATCTCCTCGCTCGTAATCGAGTTCTAGCTCGTTCGCCTCCGCTTGGTCTTGGTTAGCCCAGTCGTCTTTCCAAGGCTCCGCGAGATTTCCCTGAACGAACTTACGAAGTCCGTGCGCGGATCCGCTTACCTGTAGCCAATTAACCATTAGAGAAGCGAACGTAATCGCTGGCGCATATATAGAGTTTAAATGATAACTCCGATGCGAAGGAGGAGCGTTTAGATTCGAAGCTCTCCAGACTCCGCTCTTAACCATCTTCGACTTGTGAGCGTCTAGAATATGTCCGTCGCAACACGGACACTGATATCGAGCTGTCGCGTAGATCCTCTCGAAGTCGTAGGTTCCGTCCTCGAGCTTTGCTTCCTCGTCGAAGGATATCGAATAGCGGATATTCCCGTCCTTATCTTTCTGTCGCCATGTAAACTCGATAGACTCGTCGCAGTGAGGACAGGGCATAAAATATCGTCTCTGATCTCCGTAAAGGAACTCTTCCCAGACTCCTCCTGTCTCTTCCTTCGGAGTGCTCGTCTGGATTATCTTATACTCTCGTCGTCCTTTAATTCGCTCGAGAGCGGCTAGTCGGATCTCTGGATCGATCTCGTCGATCTCGTCGAGGACCAGATAAGCGACTGGGGCGGACTTTACGTTATTCTCGGATCCTGCCCCCGCGAAGGTTAGAGTGCACGATAAGAACTCCTGACGCATATTAGTAATCTTATCGTTATCGACTCTCCCAGTAGCTGCGCTAACAGGACACTGTTCCTTTAGAGGTTTGCAGTCGTCGATAAAAGGAAGCCATCGGCCCTTAGAAAAGTTCCGAGCGTTCTCCGCGCTAGGCATAATCCAGAGCGTATCCTTCGGGAACTCCGATAGGAGATATCCTATCCCAGCATACATCGTCGTCGTCTTGCTCGATTGAGACCCCCAGCAGAGAGTTATCTTATTAACAGTAGGATTAATAAGAGCGTTAAGTGGCTCCTCCGCATACGGGAAGATCTTTAAAGATCCAGGAAGCTCGGAGACGTTATCGCGGAGGACGCAGTTCTCGAAAGCCCAATCGACTGGTGACTTTAGTAGTCGCGGAGAGAATAAGCGATGCAGCTCTTTATTTAACAGTGAAGCCATTACGATCGGAGAAACCTTTTACATATCCCTTAAGATCCTTCTTTAGAGCAGTATTAAATTCCTTAACCTTTCCGTTAAAGGCTCCAGCGAAAGCGTTTATCCCTTTTCCTCTAGGATTAAGAGCGGATTCGGACTCGCTCTTAATAGTAATCGTAGATCCATATCTATCGCTCTTAATCTTCCCGCTTAACGCCTTACCATGTCCTCGAGTTAGCTTAGACTTTATCGCCGCTCCTAATCCTCTAGTAGATTTAATAGGAATCCGTAGCTTCTTCATTATCTCTAAGAAGGACTTCTGAGAGGACGCTACTCTAGACTTCTTTAACTTTAGAATAGCAGTCTGTCGCTTTCTATACTCCGCTAGTGCTCTATTTATCTTCGTCTTTAGATTGCCCTTAATTATAGCCCCAGAAGGGTTCTTATCGCTTATCGCATTTAGTTTGAAGTCTCGACGGAGCTTTATCCAGTGGCCTCGCTTCATCGATTGAGACTGATAAATTAAAGATCCGTCTATCGCTTTTCTAATCTTATCTCCAGATGACGATACGAATCTAGTCGAGAGCGAGTAGCGGATAGATTCATCCATCGCTTTCTTATCCGCCTTAAGAGTCTTCCGAGCTGCGCTGTTTAGGATCTCTCCCGTCATGCTCTTTAGGACTTTCTCGTAACTAGCACCCGTCTTTTTCGTTAGAGTTCGCATCATTCGATCGAATCCCGTCGAGTCTATCTTTAGGTTAGTCTGCATATATAGTATAAAAATGAATCCTCTGACGAGCGTCACAACGGTAAACACGACTAAACCGACTCACGTCTTAATAGCGAGATACTCGTCAGAGGAAAAGTTTTGCTATCTCACTAAAGATCCTATCGTCAAGTCCGTTCCGTATCGCGAGTTCCGCGATATTAGGATTAGCTGGATTAGCCTGCGCTGCGACTTGTCGAGGAAGAGCGTCGAGTAATCTCCTAAGAGGAGTTAATAGCTTTATTAACTTCTCGGCCGCTTCAGACTCGGGGATTAAGTTATCCTTCTTCTGCTGTAACTCTAGCTCTCGGATCTGCGCCATAGCATTCTCTCGTCGCTCCTGAGCAGCGATAAGCTTCGCTTTAAGATCCGCGATATCGGCAGCAGTATATTCTCTTCCGTTAACAGCTATGCGTCCTCCTCCTTTTTCCTGCGAGTTAGCTCGATCTAAAGACCATAGTTTCCACGCTTCGATATCCTTCGTCTTCGGACATGTCTCTGAGTCCTTCCTCCACTTAGATAGAGTCTGAGGAGTAACTCCGATCTCTCCTGCGACTTCCTTCCACGTGTTCTTTTTCATGTTAGATTTTCTAATTCTAGGAATCCTGACAATTAGTTATCCTTACTCAAAAAAGCTTTTGAGTAAAAACTCGTGAAAACGCACAGGCTCGTCTGC